ATCATTTGCAACCACTGCCAATGCCGTTGCCGGTGCTAATGTATCTGGTGCAGTATCATTTGCAACCACTGCCAATGCCGTTGCCGGTGCTAATGTATCTGGTGCAGTATCATTTGCAACCACTGCCAATGCCGTTGCCGGTGCTAATGTATCTGGTCAAGTAGCTAATGCATTAGTTGCCGGTACTGTCTATACAGCCGCACAACCAAATATTACCAGTACTGGAACACTGACTAGTGTAAGTGTATCTGGTAATGTATCAACGACCGGTATTAAAACAGACAATTATTATTATGCAAACGGTATTCCTATTAGCTTTGCAGGAGCATATAGCAATAGTAATGTAGCAAGTTATCTACCAACGTTTACCGGTACAGTAGGTGCAACAGGATTAACTACTGGTTCAATCAGCACATCAGGGACTATTACAGGTAACTGGGGATTGAGCGGTGGGTCAAAATTATCAGCAACATATGCTGACTTGGCAGAATATTATGAATCAGATAAACCGTATGAGCCGGGGACTGTATTAGAGTTTGGCGGCTCAAAAGAAGTCACAATAGCCGAAAATTGTACAACAAGAGTAGCAGGTGTAGTATCAACTGATCCAGCTTATGTGATGAATTCACAATGTAAGGGTAATTACGTTGTGGCACTTGCATTGCAAGGACGTGTTCCGTGTAAAATTCGTGGCAAAATACGTAAAGGTGACATGTTGGTAAGTGCCGGAGAAGGATATGCTAGATCAATGGATCATCCATATATTGGTTCAGTAATTGGCAAATCATTAGAAAACTTTGATGATGCAGAAGGCATTATTGAAATAGCAGTCGGTAGACTTTAAAATTATAGGAAAATAAAATGGCATCATATGTATACACGGGTAATTTAGTATCACAGCAATCAGCTAACATGGCTACGGATAAAATTAGAATATCAACTACCGGAGTAGCTATTCACGCTGTAACAGGTTATCCTAGAGTAGCTGGTACCGGTACAGCAACGGCAGCAACTAACAGTGCAACAGTCACTGGTGTTGGGACAGCATTTAATACTCAACTGTCAGTTGGTGCTTGGATAGGTAACACAACCGGAACAACCGTAGGAATTATATCAAGTATTGCAAATGCTACTAGTTTAACATTAACTGCTAATGCAAGTGTAGCACTATCAAATGTTGCATACACTTTCAACAATGCGGGAGTTCCTTATGCAATTGCTACGCAACAGTCAGCAATTTTTTCTGCTAATGATAGTTATAATAGCGTTTATTGTGGTCAAGGTAATGTAGTAGCGTTCCTCACGACCGGCGGCGGAGCAGGATCTGAATTCAGTATTACTGAACTTGGTGCACCACATGCCAATACAGGTACTCAATAATACAGTTTTTAGATAAATATATAATACACTTGCATTCTGCAAGTTTATGCAGTACCCACTGCGTAGCGGCTAGAACCCGCTAATTTTATAAAGGAAAATCAAATGGGACGTCCTCTAAAAATCGCAAAGGCTCAAGCAGTCTTAACAATCACAGCAACCGGTAATGGTCTTGGAGCCACAGTAACAGTATCAGATAATTTAACTACATCTCCAACAGTCGGTGTAGCCGTAGGTATGCCATTTCAAGTAGCATCGACAGTTGGTGGTCTAACAGCTAATACAACTTATTATATTAATACTATCACAGGCAATAACACATTTACTGTGTCAACAACAGACTTAAGTGTACAACCACAAGTTCTTGCTACATTGTCAACTACAACTGGTCAGTCAGTTAAAGCATCAGTTGGCGTTGTTGATGCTTATTTCAATAACCCAGTAGGTGGTGCAGGTTTCCCAGCAACAAATGCTAATACATATGGTGTAGTTGGTGGTAATACCGCAATCATTGGTAAACAAGTATTAGCACAAGTTGCTATTGGTATTAATGGTACAGGTACACTTTATGGTGATACAGGTAACTTGAACGTATATGGATCTGGAACAGACTTTGCTAACACATTGTCAGTTGGTTCTGCTATTCAAGTTGCTTCTGCAAATATTAACGGTGGTACTGATTATACGAATGTTGGTTTTGTTGCTACTAATACAGGTTATATTACTGTTGCTGTTGCTAATACAACTGCTACAGGTAACGTAATTGGTACATCAGGTAATGCACAAACATTGTTTGTTGGAGCACCAGTTACATTCAGTGCAAATACAGGTGGTTTAGTAGCAGGTTCAACATATTTTGTTAAAACCATTGCTAACGCAGCCGCATTTACAGTATCTAATACACAATATGGTAACCCAACAGCAATTACAACTGGAACAACAGCGGCAAACGCTAGAATCGATGTAACAGTATTGGTTGCAACTCCTCCTGTAAACTTTCCAAATGCATCATTTGTTTATGCAAATGACGAAGCAGGTTTCATTGTTCGTCAAAAAGGTAAAACAAAATACCTAGTAACAGGTGCAACAACAGGGTTGACAGCACAATGCTATACTGCTAACGTGGCAAATACAGCATTAACACCAAACACAATGAATATTCTTTCTACAGATGCAGCCTCTGCTACAACGTATGTTTCAAGTATTAATGACTATAACTCTGAAGTGTTCCCAACGCAAGTTGCAGCCGGTTCATTATCAGCAGGTACCGTATACACAATTTACAGTACTGGTACAACAAACTGGACAGCAGTTGGATCAGCATCTAACATGACAGGTGTTACATTTATAGCTACTGGTACAGGATCTGGTACAGGCACAGCAGTAGTAAGTACTGTTAACCCTGACGTTATTGCTACGTTCAATACAGCTAATGCGGCAAATTCTGATGTTACTAGTGGTCAAACTAGCCCGATCGTAGTTATTGCTAGTGCTTAATCATGGCAACCGGTAGAACTATTAAAATGCCAAAAACTGAAACCGATATAGCAGTTCTTCAGGTAGAGGTTCAAAACATCACCGATGATATTCGTGAAATAAAAACGGATATCAGAGATATACATGTTGAGATGGTTAAAAACAACGATGATACTAGGGTGATGTTGAAGGGTATGAAGGACGCTAGTTCAAATGCACATCAAGCAATGTCAGAAAAAATCTCCGCATTAGAAAAGTGGCGATGGATGATGATGGGAGCAGGTGTTGTGATAGGATCACTGGGATTCGATACGATAGCAAAATTGCTAAAATAAAAAAACGGTCTTAGGACCGTTTTTTTGTAAGTGCTTTTAATTTTTTCTGCACAACGTCAAAATTTACTGTGCTAAACAATCCAGGATGTAATGGTTTAGGATATTGATTATCGCCTACCCATGCATACCCACAATGTTCATAATTTAATACTGGTATAAATTCTTCATCTATCGCACAAAAGAATGTATGATATGTAAATGTATTATTCACAAACTTTTGTATTGGTACTAGTTTTGGATTTTTAGGGAAGTATCCAACTTCTTCAGTGCATTCTCTTTCAATGCCCACAAGTAATGTTTCACCATTTTCTATCTTACCACCTGGTATACCCCAATTACCCGGATTTTTATTATCCGTTCTAAGCAAGTATAAGAATCGATGTGTGTTTTTAGCGTAAAAGAAAACGCCTGCTGATATATTTGTCATATGCTAAAATATTATAGCATAAAGTAAATTAGATTACAATACTATAATCACCCTGATCGTACCAGCCTTCCCAAGATTTCATCCAAGCACCCTCACTATTAACATAACGATATTGCACACCGGTCGTTAAATTGGTTACATATTCTACTGTAGTAGATGATGCACTATCAAATGATACAAACCATTCTCCCATACTGCTATCATATTCAATAATATCATTAGCATACGCTACAACATCTCCCCATGCTATAGTTGAGTCACTATCACTACCTATATTTTCTACGATAAGATAACGCATTCCATTTTCTGCGGGAGGTAACCCTGCATTTGGTCCTGTGACTAATGGGTTAATCACGCTGTCTACAGGATCCAATGTATTTTGAGGCAGGGTATCCGGATCAATATCATATATTAATAATCTATCATCAACTGGATCAAGTACAATAGTACCTACAATTTCTGTATCCATATATGGATTTTGTAACCATATTTGACTAATACCAGGTCTCATAGTGCCGTATACATTTAGTAAACTACTCCAATATAAACTTGTATTAGGATTAGGTGGTAAATCTAAATCTTCATTGCTTGGATAGAAATCCTGATTAGCCGGAAGTAATTGTAAGCTGTTACCTATTAATAATAACTTGTATCCATATGGTGTAATCTTTTGTCTAGTACCTAATAATAAATCGTCATTCTGTATATCATCAAGTGCATTGCCTGTAAATATACTTGCAATAATTTTTTCAATAACACCCATCTTTTTAAGTTTAGCCGCATTGCTAATCCATATAGGCATATAGAATTTCCAACTCATAATATCTATTGGATTGCCTGTACCTTGTGGTATTTGTCTACTACTAAATGTTAATCCATCTTGGTAAACAACTGATAATGAAGTCCAATCAATAAAATTATCAGTACTTTGTATTTCCATTGACGGGTTAAACAATGTACCAAGTTGTTCGATCAATTGTAATTTTTGATTATAATTGGTTGTCCATAAATCTACACTCATACGTAATGTATATGGTACTGGCATTAATCTTTCAACAGTAAACGCTTGTCCCTGTACAGTTTCATAAGTTTGAGTTTCCGCATTGTAACTACGTTGACGCACTTGAATCTTATCAATAAATGTAGGGTCTTGAGTTCTACGTTGGTCATATTCTAGACCAGTAATATAATATGTAATAAGTGGTGCACTAGGTAAATTACTAGCACTGTTGTTAGCAATGATAGTACTTGCCTGTCTACTACTATCACCATACATCACTGGTACACGAACTAGTATTTCATTACCTGCAGGGTCTTTGCCCTTAGTAACATACCAATTAGAAAAGATTTTTCCAAATTGAATTAGAAATCTGCGTACCTGATTGTCATAGAAAAATTGTGCCATTTATTAAATTACCGGTGGAATTGGATCTGGTGATAATGTTAAGATAGTTGATAGACCTTGTTTCTGAGGTATAACTGTTCCATCTGTGGTTATTGTCACATTACTATTATTTATGAAGCTAGATTGTTGTGACAAATCTCCTTCAGTGAATCCTGTTTGTGTTCTTACGTTTTTAGATATACGAATCCATATTCTGCCATCCCAGCGATAGAGAATTTGCGGTAGATAATCAGTACGTAAGAAATATGCACCTACTTGTGGGTTCTGCGGGAATGCTATTCCTGC